GGACCTCCGGTCCCCACCATTGCGGAAAACTTGGAGTCTTCCATCGTATTTTCGCCGCCAGCTACGATCGCATTCCAGCCCCAGATATTTGTGCCTATGACGTTTGTGTGCCCGGCCAAGATCGCAGAATTCGCGCAACGCATCACGTTTTGCGAACCTCCGATAATGGTGGAAAACTGTATTGTTCCGCCGAAGCTCAAAGAATCAATCAGTGAGGTCCACGCTGAGAAGATACCGGCTTGATACCCGCCTTGTATCGCGTTGTTGTATCCCCCGACAATGGTCGAGGACCGGGTGAACTGCATCGTGTTTCCGTTAACAAGCGCGCCACTAGCCTCCAAGCCTCCACCCAGGATCGTGGAACCCGGTGCTGCGTAAAGGGTGTTGTCCAAGCCGCCGACGCTCACAGAATCTTGCGAAGCGTGAACAGTGTTGGATTCACCAGCAACCACCGAGGCGCTGGGCGAAGACGAAACAGTATTCAGTGTGCCGCCAATGACGGTTGAGTTATCGGAGGATGACGTGATCGAGTTTGAAGTCCCAGCAACCATCGTTGCGTCGGCTGAATCCTCGATCAGGTTCAATTCGCCGCCCAATAAATCAGAACCTGGCGCGTTAATCAACTGGTGGTACCCTCCGCCGATCCGGCCGAGCACGTAAGGGTTCCCGCGGTGCGGCGCATAGATAACAACGTCGCCGATCTGAGGTGTGTAGTCCTCGGCGTGAGTGCAGCGGAGCGGCCCGTCCCGCAGCTCGACGACCCTCGTCAAGTAGTCGTACGCGACGACGACGCCGGTTCTGAAGCTCGGGCGATACGTGTTCTCACTCGACTGCTGAGCCACCACCGACGCCAAAATGAACCCTGATGAAACCATTATTCTGCCACCCTCTGAGCTTTGAAAGAAGTCGTCACGTTGACGCCACCGGCTTCGTAATCCCACGATGCTTCGATGATCCGAAACAGCGAGTCGATGCCTCGAAGGTCAGACCGGATCCAGCCGACGTCGCCGACGTCGAGTAGCCGAGCCTTTGAGGTCGTGAACCTGATGTACTCCGGCGGGTCGAAGAGATCCGCCAGTGCTTCGAGCGCCATGTCTAGCTCGCTCTCGATCGCCCCGGTCAGGTTGAACTCTGCCGAGGTCGGCGCAGTCCATGTCGAGTGTTCAGGATCTCGCGAGTCTGCGAAGGCAGGCGACACCGTGCCGGGTCGAGCCATCCACGTAGACCCTGAAGAGTCGCCCTCGGCTGCGACCGCCACGTCGGTCGACACGACCGCCCCTAGAGGCGTGAACGTGTCCTCGATCGGTTCGACATCGGTCATCGTCGAGTCGTCGAAGGTGAAGCGTGAGGCGATCAGGGATCGGTTCAGCGGATACAAAATCGTGAACTGCCCGAACCGGTCGAACATCGGTTGACCACCGTACATCGCGACCGTGGTCAGGACCGCACTCCACCACGTCCAGCCCTGCTCGAAGCTCTGAGCGAAGGCTGGCTGCTCGACCTGGGTCGACAGTTTACGCGGCGTCGAGTCGCCGTTCACCAGCAGGTTCTGGTCTGCCTGCGAGGTGAGCCAGTACGCGGCGTCGGCGGCGGTCCACCGGCCAGCGTCGGCTTCGGGGTAGAGGTCGATCAGTGCCGGGATGCGCGAGTTCGAAAGCAGCGATTCGATCCCGACCATTGTCGCCTGAACGATCTGCTCTTCGGTGGCGCTGAAGTCTGCGACACCCAGCGTGCCGATCGGGATGCGAACCTGATCGGCTCCGGCGGTGCCGAGCAAATAGAACCGGACGCGGTTCTGGCTTCGCAGCGTGAACCAGTCGGCGTGCACGCCGTCGCCGATCCTGAACTCCGCCGAGCCGGACCACTGCCCGGTGCCACCGAACACACCGAGCGACACGCTGCCAGCCTTGCGTAGGGTCATCGAGTTCGGGCAGGCGCACCAAGTCCCGGCGAGTAGCTGCCCATCGTTAGCGACGAGTTCAGCTATCACCGTCAGCCCGTCGAGGTCGTCGAGGTCGGCCGACGATCTGGTCAGTAGGCCCACTGGGAATCCTTCACGAATCGTACGGTCATCTGCGTGACGAAAGCGGTCTGGGCCAGGGCACCGAAGCTGCCCCGATCAAGGCCCGTTTCGAGAACTGGCACCTGCCTCGACGAGATCTCACCGATCGGCTGGACCCATTCGCGTTCGCCGTGTGGACCTCGCAGCAGGATCTGATTCGATTCGAGCGCAGCAGCCAGAGCAGACTCGTCGTCGGTCGAGGTCAGCGTGAACAGGATCGTATAGGTCGGGTCGGTAATCTCACCGGGCACGAGCTGAGACGAACCGTCGGCGCGGTAGGTCAGACCGACGGTCGACTTCTTCCGCACCGACACTTCTCTAGCCGGGATCTCGATCTCTGCGCTGCCAGCATTCATGACCCAGGTCGTCGCCGCCACCGAGATCGTCGCCGATGTCTTGAACGCAGCGACCGCACCCGAGTCGAATGCGCTCGTGGCGACGGCTGCTTCGCCGTCGGTCAGCGCGTAACCGGGACCGCCGTCGAGAACCTTCGCCCCGTGCCAGGCCCGATACGTGAGCGTCGTGTTCAGCGGAGGCCGGTCGATGTAACCGACGATCGCAGTGGAGTCGAAGCTGCCGGTCACAACCTGCTGCCAGGTGGCCCCAGAATCGCCCGTACGCTCGACAGACGACGAAGCCGACGAGTAGTCCACCTGAACTCCGTAAGTCCCGGAGGCGACGACTGTGAACGTCGCAGCGTTCGCTGCTGAACCCATCACCAGAGTGGCCGAGTCGATGTCCTGAACCTGCACCTGCCCGAACCGCTCGAACAGCGCCGTCGCCTCGAACAGATAGGTCGACCCAGGGTGAAGGATGCGGTTCGCCCGAAACCGGAGCACGCCATCCTCTGGCGGGTGCATGTGAGATTCGGTCGTCCCGGCAGTCTGATCGGTGAGCTGAACATGCAACGCCCGAGCCGGATGCCAGTCGATGCCGGTCGGATCTCTAAACGGATGAATGTCGATGCCCGGATCCCACTCTGCACCCGTTCGCAGCCAGTCCGCATCTCGGGTCGGAGGGACACCGGTTCTAGCGACCAGAGCCAGGAACCCGAGATCGGGACCGCCACCAAGATCGGCCGCGTCCGTCGCAATGTTCTCGACGCTAATCCGCACCCGCAGCGTGAGCGGCCCACCGTAGGTGTCCTCGGTGTAGTCGATCGAATCGCCGTGAGTGTCGAACGACATCCGAGGCAGGAAGAACTCGGTCTGCGTGCCGTCGGTGTAACGGTGCGTTAGCCTTCGAGGCTGGACCTCGTGCACCGAACCGTCAGTCGCATCGATCCGCATGAACTCGAACTGCCATCGGTTCGTGATGTCGGTCGCCGAGGAACCTTCGAGCGAGAACCATGCGACACCGGCAGGCAGAGCCACCGACGCCTCGAACCACTCGACACCGTCGGTCAGACCTCCGGCCGTGTTCGTCGCCTTAGGAATCAGCACCGAGGCCAGGCCGTCGAGGGTGACACCGACCGCTGAAACTCCGCCCGAGGTGACGTTCGTCGAGGTCGCCGAGACCACCAGTGGATAGGTCGTGTAAGTCGTCATCGTGTAGTAGTCCCTCGGAATGTGTTCACTAGCTTCTGCTCGAACCGTTCAAGCTCTCTGCCGATCATCATCGCAGTTTCCTGAGAGTCGCCTGCACCCTGGATCGTGACCGCACCGGTCTCTATGTTCAGAGCCACCGACGGCCCGGTGCCTCCACTTCCTTCGCCGAGTCCGGCAAGCATCGCCCGGCTGAGCACGAACTCGCCGGTCTGGAGTACCGCTGGCACTTCGTCTTGAGCGAGGCCCGGCCACGACTGCGCCCCACTATTGGTTACGATGCCGCCATCGTGAAGAATGCCGCCATAGAGGGTCGTGCAATATCCCCCAGCGTCGTAGTAGCCCTCGGGGCAATTCAGAACGCCACCGGTCGACGTCCAGTTGTTCCCGGCGACTTGTCCGCCAGAGCTACCGGTTCCGCCAAAGACCCCGCCCGTGTTCGTGTTGGAACCGCCTGTCGAGGTAGGCACGACACCGATGCCGAGCGCCCAGGCGTCGAGCTGCCGCTGAAGATCCGCCTGTGCCGAAGCGTGAATGAACGGGTCAATCGATAAGCCACGTTCTCGGGTCAGATATAGGATCGACGAGTTCGCAGCGTTGTAAGACGTTTGGTTCACCTCGGGTTTCACCGGAGGCTTGCGAGGCTTCGACACTTCTTGCAGAGCCGTTTCGACGATCCCGAACGACCCGGCGTCAGCGATCGCGAACACGTTGAACGGATAAGTCTCGTTGCTGAACTCGTTCCGTAGCACCTCATCGAAGTTCGTGTTCGAGATCGAAGCCGTGATGTAGATCAGCCACTCTTGAAGCGCTTCAGCGTCCATCGCTGCGGTCGCCTCACCAATTGCTATCGCCAGCGGTGACCAGTCGCCCGTCAGCTCTGCCTCGGCGACCAGGCGATCGTACTCTTCGACCCCGAGAAGCGAGATGCCGATGACCCTCTGAGCGTTGGCATTGTCGGCATCCAGCAGCGCCGACACCTCGGTCGACCCGTACTGAGTGACTAGAGCCAGCAGCGCAGCGCTATCGGCTGCTGCCTTCTCGGTCTCGGCGATGAAGATCGTTTTGAACTCGTCGCCGACCAAGCCGTAGGTTGCGATCAGTTCGTCGATCGCCTCGCCGGTCAGGCCAGACTGTTCGAGTGTCTCTTGAAGCGCTGCCACACGGTCTCGTTCGAACGCGTTGACCTCTTCGAGCGACGCGCCGTTCGCAATCATGGCGAGCGTCTGCTCACGGATCGCCGTCGCAGCATCGCGTGAGCCAGACACGAAAGCGGTCTGCTCTTGATTCGTCGCGTCGTATTCGGTGTTGAACACTTGAAAGGTTTCATTCAGATCAGCGAACTCGCCGATCGTCTTCAGGATCGCAGCGTCGAGATCCTGCTGCGTGCCATACATCCCATCGAGCATCGACTTGAACCTCGACCCCGCCTCGCGTGCACCATCGAACGATTCGGTCTGCACGGTCAGCGAGTCGATCAGATCGTTACCGGCACGCTCGGCCCGCATAGTCGCTTCTTCTAGTGCCTTCTCCGCCTCGGCGACCTCTGCCGATGACAGTGTCACGTTGTCCATTTCGTCGGCGGTGATGCCCAGAGTCAGCGCCAGCGCATCGTTCTCACGATCGACCTCGGCGGCACCAGACGCCACGTACTCGTACTGCTTAGCCATGTTCGACAGTGCGACTTCTTGATAGTTCAGAGCGCCGGTCGCCTTCGCCGCAGCGATCGCCGCCGTCGCCTGATCACCGGTCCACTTGCCCTGCTCGACTCCCAGGTTCAAGTATTCGAAAGCGAGCTTGTTCGCAGCGGCAGCGCCGTCTTCCGCAGCCTCGGCGGTCTTCTGCATCGCCCGACCCAGGTCCAGCGTGTTGATTTCGATCCCGGCCCGATGCGCAGACTTCAGCGCCTCGACGAACCGTTCCATCTGCTCGGCATTGGCAGAGCCGTCGCCGACCGCCATGATGTCTTCGAGCGTGGCACCGAAGCCGACCAGCGAGTCGATGAGATCGAGCTGCCCGAGACCCTCCATCGTAGCGATCCACGCTTGCCCCTCCGGCGACACGTTTGCGAACGCTTCGCTCTGAGCGTCGAGCGCATCCGTGTTCGTGTCGAGGATCCCCGAGAAGTCGGTTACCAGGCCCTGAGCTTCGGCCAGGACTTCCGAGTACTCGGTCGCCCGTTCCTTCGCCTCCTTCGCTTCCTTGCGCCACTTCATGAAAGCGACCGCCGCCGCTCCGAGACCCACACCGACGAGGAGTCCGGCAGGACCAAGCGCCGCCATGCCACCGGCCAGAGTCTTGAACCCTGACGCCATCGGCCCGATCTGCTGACCTGCCTTCATCGTGGCGAACGCCGTCGACACCTTGCCCAGCGCCAGCAGCACCGGACCAGCAGCGGCAGTGATGCCGAGCAGCCCGCCCAGGAACTTCTTCAGAGGCTCGGGCATTCCAGAAACGAAACCGACCACCGCAGACACTGCGCCCGAAACTTTCTCGGCGACCGTCGTCAGGATCGGAACGGTCACCGTCGAGAACTCGATCGCAGCGATCTTCAGGTCGTTCATTGCAGCGTCGTACTTGAACGAGTCGGTCTCGGCTGCGGCAGCGAACACCTCGGCGGCAACGCCCGCACCGTCGGCGACCGCACCGAACGTCCCGGCGATCGTCTCGTTCGACGAAGCCAGGATAGCGTTCGCAGCCAGGATCGCTTCGGACGACCCGAGAAGCTTGTTGAAGGACTCGGTATCGCCCGCTGCTTCTTGCATCAGTCGGAGCGCACCGACGAAACCTTCGGGACCGGCAGCGACCTCGCGGACGTCGCCCATCGTCAAGCCGACGTCCTTGAGGATCTTCACCGCTTCACCCGACGGAGCAGCGAGAACCTTCATCGCCGCGGCTGTCTGGGTGATCGAGATGTTCGCGTTACCGTTCGCCCTGGTCAGCAAAGCGACCGAACCGCCGACGTCGTCGATCGAGATTCCCAACTGAGCGGCGATCGGCAATACCTTGCCAAGGCCACCAGCCAACTGAGACGACTCGAAGTTGCCAGCACGAGCGGTCGAGGCGAGGAAGTCTGCCGCCTTCGCAGCATCGACACCCGACGCGCCGTACTGGTCGAGCACACTCGTCAGCGCCTGTGCGATCGTCCCGGCTTCGCCCATACCGCCAGCAGCCAGCTCGGCCGACACGCCCAGAGCCTCGGTCGCAGTCGCACCACGAAGGCCCGCCGACTGAAGTGTGAACATCGCCTTCGCCAGATCCTGCGGAGCCTGCGCCGTGCGGCCCGCCAGGCCGAGCGTCTCCTGCTTCATCGCCATGACTTCTTCTTTTGCGATGCCGACCAGGCCGGTGATCTTCGAGAACTCGCGGTCGTAGGACATGCCCAGCTTCGCCGTCCCGACGATCGCCGCCGTCGCAGCCGCGGACATCGCAAGCATCGACTTGCCCATGCCCTGAAGCGACTCGCCTGCGGTCTTCGACTGAGCGCCGGTCTGCTTCGCCTGCTTGCCAGCCTTCTCGACCTTGCCGCCCATGTCCTTCGCGTTCGCGCCGGTCTTGCCTGCTTCGGTGCCGAGGCCCTTGGTTTGCCCGCCAGCGGTGCCAGCAGCCTCGCCCATACTCTTCGCCTTAGCGCCGGTCTTCTCCGCGTCCTCGCCGAGGCCCTTCGTCGACTTTGACGCTTCGCCCTGCTTCGCCGTCAGCGCTTCGGTGTCCCCCGCAGCGACGCCCATGTTCTTCGAGTAGTTCCCGACGTCAGCCGTCAGGGTGTAAGAAAGGTTGTAGTCAGCCACGCCCTAAGGGTGTCAGCCCTCGCCGTTGGGGTCGGGACGCGACCAGCCGAAATGAAACCGCTTGCGATCCGACTCCGTCATGTTCTCGCGTGCCTCAGCCAGGATCAGACACCCCTCACACTCGCGAAGGTCCAGCTCCATCGGCGCAGGGATCACGAGCCGACCGTCGTCGTCGTACCAGTCGGCCGTGCGCGTACCGCAGACGTGCACCGCTGCGTCATGCACCATCTTCGCCAGGATCTTCGCCCGCTCGATGTCGGGCCAGCCCAGGAATTCATCATGGCGAAGCCCTACCCGAAGGCAGAAGTCCATCTCAAGATTGAACCCTAGATCGGCCCTTAACCGTTTCCCAGATCACCGATCAACATCTGGGTCGTAGTCGCGTCAGCCTCGCGTGCACGCCAGAACATTCGCACCTTGTCGTTCTGCGTCCAGGCTTCAGAGGCGAACAGAACCTTGATCTCGTCGAACGTCAACGGTGGCGAGATCTCGGTCTCGCCAGGCTTCACGATGCCCGTCATCGTCGCAGCGAGTAGCACCTGCGGGAACGTCTCCGGGTTCGTCGTCAGCCGCGTGTCGTTTCCGTTCTCGGCCCGGTGCTCGGCCTGCTGCTTCGCCGTCGGCGGATGCTTCGCTTCGAGCTGCTCGATCGCCTGAGATCCGACCGACTCGAAGATGAACTCCCAGACCTCGATCGTGTCGACGAACTCGTCCACCTCGGCGGTCTTCTCGGCGATCTTGTCGGTCCACCCTGCGTCGCGTCTGATCGTCTGCTTCAGCTCGCCGAGTTCATCGCGCAGCTCCGCCAGGCGAGCCGCCTGGTTCGGGTCTGCTGCCATCTTGATCGAGGTGCGGCGTCGAGGTCGCTTCAGCAGCTCGGAGAGAACAGATTCTTGATCGGCCATGTCGGGTCGTCTTTCGTTGTCAGTCGTGCCACCGGTCAGCATGCAACCCGACAGGTGGTGCGAAGGCAGTGTGCCTTCATCGCATCATGATGGCACGACCAACGAACTATGCGCCGAATATGCCGCGAGTCGGTGCCGCCCTGGACACGGTCACCGTGTACGACGAGGCGACGTTCGAGCCGTCCATGTCGTGGTCTCGGAGTGCGACGGTGATCGGGTGCATGATGTACTCGTTCGTCGCAGCGGTGCCCGACTGCCCGAAGACCAGATAGCCCTCGGTCCCGGCAGGCAACGCGGTCCAGATCGGGCGGGTCACGTCGTCCCAATAGAACCGGAGCGTTCCGGTGCCGTAGGTTATTTCGCCGACGATGTTGCCGGTCTCGGTGCTGATGTAATCGGGCACGTTGATCGTCGAGACCGAAGGCTCGAAGCCAGCGTGCTCGAACAGTGCCTCGCCGCCCTTGATGCCGAGCAGCGAGGTTCCCGCCGTGATCTCGCTCTGAGTGATCGCCGCAGGTGCAGCGGGTGCCGAAGATAGGAACGTGACGGCAACGTTCCCCTTGAGTGTTTCTCTTGCCATGATCTGATCCTTCTTTAAGCGGCGAACGTGCCACGGGTCGGAGCGGCCCTAGACACGGTCACGGTGTAAGACGATGCGACGTTGCTGCCGTCCATGTCGTGATCTCGCAGCGCCACCGAGATCGGGTGCACGATGTACTCGTTCCCGACCGCCTCGCCGGACTGCCCGAAGACGACGAAGCCCTCGGTCCCTGATGGCAGAAGATCCCAGATCGGCCGGGTCACGTCATCCCAATAGAACCGCATCATGCCGGTGCCGTACGTGATCTCACCGACGATGTTGCCGGTCTCGGTCGAAATGTAGTCGGGCACGTTGATCGTCGACACGGAAGGCTCGAAGCCTGAGTGCTCGAACATCGCTTCGCCGCCCTTGATGCCGAGCAGCGAAGCGCCTACCCCGATCTCGGCGGCAGTGATCGCAGTCATCGACGCTGGTTCCTGCGCAGTGGTCAGGAACGTAACGGCGACGTTCCCCTTGAGTGTCTCTCTTGCCATGACCTAATCCTTCGAGGTTGTGTCTTCGGCCGGGTCGGCCTTCTTACGTTTCGACTTCGCCGCGGCGACCGTGAACCCGAGCGCCGCCTGGCGTTCGAGAACCTCTGCAAACGGGAACGCCTGTTTCGTGCGTCCGTCGGGGTGATAGAGCGTGATCGTCTTCTGCGGCATCTTCAGAGCTTGCCACCGAAGCGGGCCGACCCTGGGACGCGATCGGATCACGGCGTCGGAGCGACCGCGCAGAGCCAGAGGAACCGCTGCGCCACCGAGAACACTCGGCCCTCTTGAATGTCGTCGTTTGCTCTGACATCGAAGACTCTGCCGATGACGGTCAGCGTTTCCCCCGAAGCGGTCAGCGCAGACGCCACTGGCGACACGAGCATCGCCTCGGACACGGCGTCAGCAGCCAGGTCTCGTAGCTGCCTAGTCGTCGCCCCCGTCGTGACTTGGATGACCGTCTCGAACATGCCGTCGTCGTCGATGAACCCTGGATCGTTTCGGATCTCAGAGATGTTGTAGACGATATGAAACGGGTAGGCCGGAGTCCCGGCCGGTGCTTCGCCGTCGCCGACACCGCCAGCGTGAGCGGCGAGTTCCGAGGTGAGATGCGAGACCGCCAGCGCGGTCGCTGTTGCGAAGCTCACGGCGCGACAATCGCGTCGCGGACGAACGCTGCCGAGGGTGAGAGCCTGACCGTGTAGGTCGCCGCTGCGTTCGAGGGCGACCAGTCCTTGATCGCCCCACGAGTGAACACGGGTGCCCAGTCGCACCGGGCACCTTCGGAGTCGGTCGCCGTGGCGTACGGGACGTCTTGTAAGAAGTAGACCCAGCCGGAGATCGTCGACCCGGTCTCGGTGAACAGGAGTTGCACTTCGTCGGTGAGATCCTTCGACGCGTACAGCCGGAGGTCCATCGGTCCCGAGGTCCGAGACTCCAGAACCTGATGCTGATATTCGGCCCCCGTGTTCGGGATCACCAGAGACGACTCGCCCTGGCGGAAAGTGTCGACCGCCACGAGTCTCGGCGTGAGATCGATGACTCCGACCGATCCCCACGAGACGTCGGCGACGTCGAGCGTCGTGTGTACCGTCGACCGCCAGAGCACGCGGGTGTTACCGCGGCGAGTGAACAGGTCGAGGCTTCGAGTCGAGACGGTGATCGGCATCAGATGCCACCCTTCAGAAATTGCGCTTGCTTGCCCATGCCTTCGACGAGCATCTTTCGGAGCTTCGGCCCGACGACCTGAGCGGCAGGCCCGATCGACGGGTACGGGTATGCCGTGCGATACACGCGGCCAGCGCGGTCGGTGCCGACGAAGCCGAACTCAAGTCGCATCGCCTGCGGTGAATTGTTGCCGACGACCGCTCCGACCTTTCCCTGCCCACCAAGGAGCATCGACAGAGTCCACGATCGGCGGAAGTCACCCGATCTTTCGATCGGACCAGGTCGCCCCGACGAGTTCGCCATCGTCAGCCGTTGCAGCTCTGAGGCACCCTCGAAGACGATCTGCCTGGCCTTCGCCTCTGCCTCGCTCGCTGCCCTGCGTAGCAGCGCTGCGCCTTCCTCTGGGGTGAGGTTGATCGGCATTAGGGTTCCCGTTCTTCGAGGTCGGCGAAGACTTCACGCACCGTCGACATCGACGTGCGACTCCCGATCACGAGCGGCCCGACCAGGCCGACGAGTTCCGGGAACAACGATGCCCCGGTGACGGTGACACGGTCGCCGGTTTGAATGCCGGTCGCCCCGATCGGCAAGGTGATCCGCATAGTCGACACGGCGAGCCGGATGCCGATCCGTGCGAGTTCCTCGCTGCGAGCCATCGACGGCGAGTTGAACTGGCACTGCCCGGAGTAGATCGTCGAGGTCGTCGGCGGGTCTTCTGCCAGGGTGATCGGGTCGAAGGTGCCCGACTCGGTGAGTCGTTCGATCGTGCAGGTGTCGGCGAGCAGGTTGGCTTCGATCCGGTTCGCTGCGGCAGCTAGGCGCGTGGTGAGACTCACCGCTTCAGCCTGCCAGGTGATGCCCGCCGGGTCGGGACGCGATCCGGTCGTCGTGATAATTTCGAGAAAGTTCGCCCGGTAACGCGTCAAGTCGTTGGTAACGCGCTAAGGTGTACTCATGAACGAAAAAGCAACCACCGAAACCACCTACCGCTGGACCGCAATCCACAAGTGCACGATGCGGCTCGCTAACGGCTCGAAGGTAATCACCTTCGACGCTCTCGACTCCGGCACCCGCTGGGAAACGAGCGTGACGCTCACCGTCGACATCGACGCCGAGATCAACACGTTCAAGATGATCTGCGGCGAGTACATCTCAGATCATCACGCTCACGACATGTTCGACGACACCCTCGCCGGTGCATGTATCCGTGCCTACGTCGAGGTCGCAGCATGAGCGAGAAAGCAACACTCACCGCTCAGCTCGCAGACCTCGTCAGCTCATACCAGCAGGCCTGCATCAACCCTCGGGCGAGTCGTCGACTCGCTGGCATCTCGAAGAAGATCACCGCAACCAAAGCACGCCTCGCCGAGATCGCCGCATTCGAAGCGGCAGTCGAAGCAGCAATGATGGAGGAATCATGAAACTAGAACCACTCGCAGCTATCACCGGCAGGACCGAACTCGCCGAAGGCCAGATCACCTTCCGCAAGGCTCACGACTTCGGGATGACGATCCTCCCGGAGTTCGTTCGGGACTCGATGCTCGACGAGAGCAACGCACTCACCGACGCCGGATGGCGCATGTGCGAGACTCATGGCCTCGGAACCCGCTACTGGGTCCGGCTCACCGGCAAGGCCAAGTGGCTCGCAGCGTACGCCACGCACGTCGCACAGGTCGAGTATGCCGAGGTGACGACCGAGGTCGTGCCCTACGGCGACACCTTCTCGATCGTCGCCGGTCTCGGCGAGGCTGACGGTCGAGGTTGGGTGCGGGTCGACACGATGTCGCACAAATAATTTCAGATATTTCACCCGGTAACGCGTCAAGGCTGAGGTAACGCGCTAAGGTGTCTACATGAACAACAACACAACAACCACCCGCCCAGCAGTCGCAGCCCACATCGACGGCCAGATCCTCGAAGCACAAGCAGTCGTCGCCGCCGCCGAGCGTGCCCTGCGCATCGCCCAGGAACACGCCGACCGCCAGGCAGCGAAGTACGACGGCTGGAGCCGGTTCTTCCTCGTACGCAACAACAACGGCCACATTCACCGGAGCCTGAACTGCTCGACCTGCTTCATCACCACGCAGTACTCGTGGATCACCGAGCTGTCGGGCAAGACCGAAGCCGAAGCGGTCGCCGAGCTTGGCGAGATCCTCTGCTCGGTCTGCTTCCCGAGCGCACCGGTCGAATGGACCAACGGGATCAGCAACGAAGCGAAGGCAGCGAAGGCCGACGCAGCGGAGCGTGCAGCCGAACGGGCGATCGCCCAGCAGCTCAAGGCCGAGCGCAAGGCACAGGCCGAAGCGAAGGCAGCGGAGGCAGCGACCGAAGCGCAGGCAGCACTCGCTGCCGGGACCGTGAAGCTGAACCCGACGATCGCCAAGCTGGTCGCAGCTCACCAAGACGTCGAAGTCGGCGACTTCAAGTCCTCGCCATACCGAGACGACAAAGACAAGTTCATAGTCGATGTCTTCTTCCAGGGCAAGCTGGTCTGCACGGTAACTCAGAAGGCCGACGGCAAGGTCATCGCAGCCGGTCGCATGCGGTTCAATCCAGGCGGTGGCGGTCAGTCACAGCACGGCAAGACCAACGACGTCAAGGCTTGGGTCGCTGAGCAGGTCGAAGACCTTCCGGGCAAGAGCAACCTCGACCACGCTGCCAACATATAGCGGCAGGGAGCGAGACCCTCGGCCCTCGGGTCGGGGGTCTCATCTCGTTTTACAGCAGAGGCCCCTAGCATCCGCTCTAAGCTCGATCAGCCAGACTTGGCGACTCTCGCCCGCTCCGCCTTCGCACGCTTGTTGTATGCGATCGCAGCCGCCAGGATCTGATCCTGGCGTTCGTCGTCGTCCTCGATGAGCAGCGTTGCCCGGTCATCGCCGTCGATGTAGGTCGGTGCGTTGAGAAACCATCGACGCGCTCGCAGCGCTTCATCTCGTGTCATACCCGGATTGTATCCGATCAGAAGTCGTCGAGCTGATCGAGCCGAGCGTTCACCGCTGCCGCCCTCGCTGCCGCCTCGACGAGCGCCTCGTCGACCGTCTCTTCGATCAGGTTGCCAGCCTCGTCGACCATGTTCGCCCGCACCGCGATATGTCGAAGCCGTTCGTACGACCCGACCGGGTCGTCGATGTCGAGATCGAACGGAACGAGTTCTTCCCACCGGCCGAGCCAGAGCGCAGGCCGCGATCCTGGCGCGTACACGTCGCCGTCGAGGAACCCGTCGATCGCATCGATGACTTCCTGATTCGCTCGCATCGACGTCAGCTCCGCGGCGTATTCCTCCGGCGTCATCTGGAACGGTCGAGGCGACGAGGTCTTCGCCTGGAAGATACCGCCAGCCTGGGCGACGAGCTGATCCTGCTCCGCTGCCGCCAGCTTCGCCGCTGCCAGGTTCCGCTGCGCCAGGTTCTCGGCCTTGCGGAACTCGGCCAGATCTTTCACCTGCCGCTCGCGTGCCGCTATCTGCTCCGCCGTCGGAGGCGGGAACTTCGGCAACCTCGGCACCGAGCCGACCGCACCGGTCTCGCCGATGATCTCCGACACCGGCAGACCCAGCTCTCGCAGGCCGTTCACGGTCGGCGAGTCGAAGCCGTCGAACACCTCGTCGGCGTTCACGAAGCGGGTCGCCCTGCCCTGGGCGATGTCGGTCGCACCGTCGACCTTGCGAACCTCGGTCAGCCAGAGGTCGACGCCCTCATCGGTCGTGATCTTCGTGTTCCCGGTGAAGTCCCAGGCGTTGCCGATCTGGTCGGGGTTCGTCCTGGCATCTTCAGCGAACCACTTCCGACGCATCGCCTGCCGCTCGGCGTCTGGCAGCGCGTCGTACCACTCCCACTCGGCCTGATCTCGGACCATGCGAGATCTGCCGGTCGCCAGGTCGGTCTGTCGTCGCAGAGGCGGAGGGATCGACAGTTCGCGCACCGGCATGTCGTCGTATGTCTTCGACGCGATCTGCTTCGCGTCCGACCGCAGGCCCGACCGAATAGCGTCGACGCGGCGGTCGGCGTTCAGGAACTCATCTGGCGAGATCTCCCAAGCTGCGAGCAGGTCGCCGAGTTCATCCTGAACCCTGGCACGCTCGGCGAACTTCGAAGCGATCGCAGCCTTGCGAGCTTCTTCGATCTTCGCCGCTTCGCGCTTCGCCTGCTCGATCGGGTCGACCGGTGGCTTCTTCGCTGGCGGCTTCTTCGCTGCCGGAGGCTTCGACGCTGCCGGTGGCTTCGCAGCAGATGGCGCTAATTTGGCCTGAGACGGCGGCTTGGCCTTCACCCCAGGGTTAGCCCTCACCGCAGGCTTAGCCTTCGGAGGCTTCACCGGAGGGCGCTTGTACGTGGTCTGAGCTGCCGTGCGAGGATCAGACCGGCCGAGTTGCGGTGTCGGCTTGTCTGCTACGAAGAGATCGGTCGGGTTCGAGGTCGCCGTCGGTTGCGTCGGGTCGAGCACACCGATCGAGTCGACGCCCAGGTCGGGCCGAGCAGCGGCAGACCGCACGCAGTTCGGGTGGCTGATCGGGTGCCGCAGCGCAGTCTCTCTCGACACGATCATGCCATTCGCCTTCTGAGGGTCATCGTGCGAAGTCAGCCCGCAGTCGGAGCCGTCGAAGAACTCATATGCGACGACCCCGAACTCGTCGCCGGTGGTGATGACACCCTGGTTGTATGCCTTCGCCGTGTCCGTACGGAAGAGCATCTCGGCGTAGGTGTCGATCGTGCGAACCGATCCGTCGGCGTACGTGATCGCCGAGATCGGCATCGGTGCCCCGGTCGCCGACACCGCCTTCGGTGCGAGCTGCTTGAACCGGCGGGCGAGACCGGCAGCGTTTTCGCCTTCGAGCGATCCCTGGATCGTGATCTGCTTCGTAGCATCACGCACCCAGCGTTTCGCGTCCTCTTCCATGTAGGTGGTCGCGAGTAGCACCTTGTCGAACGTCGATTGAGCGAGCACCTGCATCGCCGTCCGGCCGATCTCTGTCCATACGTACTCGGCTGCACCGGCAGCCACCGCCGTCGACGTCGCCCCGGTCGCATACACGGTCGGCAGCACCTCGGTCAGAAACACGCCCGACTGTTTCTTCAGCTCGGCCGTCTCACGAGACACCGTCTCGATCAGAGAGCGCAGGCGACGCGCCCGATACTGAGCGCGAGGCTCGGCGATGATCTCGGCGTACTCGTCCCGCAGCCGCGCCTCGGAGTCGGCGAACAACCCGATCAGCTTGTCCGGTGCCGTCATCGCCACCGTGTGATTCGGATACGCGTCGGCCATTAGCCGAAGAGTCGATCCCGATCACTACGACCGATGTCGACCGGGACGACGACCGGGTGCCCAGGGTTCGCCAGCTCTGCGCCGTCGAAGTCCTCGGCCTGGACCGCGCCCTCGGCGTCGGAGATCAGATCGGCGAGCGCATCGAGCGTCTTGCCCCACGACTCTGAATAGTCGGGACCGTTCCACTGCGCCGGGTCTTGCAGCAGGTTCGCCCGACGGCGACGAAGGAACACGAGCGCAGTCTTGACCGCCGTGCCCTCGATGTCGTAGCGATCAGAGATCTGCTCGTCGGTCGGATCGGTGTCACCGACCCAGTCGCGGACCTCGTCGAGTTCTGCGTCAGTGATCGCCATGACCTACTCCTTGGCGGACTGAGCCGCCTTCATCGCTGCCTGCTCGGCTGCTGCCGTCAGGTCTGCTTGCTTCGCCGCTGCCGCCTTGCGCTTCTTATCGGTGAGCGCCGCCTTCTTCTTCGCCACCACCGCGGCGGTCTTCGCTGCCTTCGCAGCCTGAGCGATCTCGTCGCTGTCATCCGGGACCGGCTCGGAGCCGATCACGTTCGGGTTATCGATGAGCGCCGCGATCTCGTCGGGCACCTCGCCGGGACCGTAGGCGCGACCGTCGATCTCGCCAGGTTGCCGCACCAGAACTCGCTTCGTTAGCCACGCCATGAGAACTCACTTCGTCCGTACTGAGGAGGATAGGTGCCGCCCGAAAGTACGGGTTCGGGCGACACCGATCACAGTCTAGATGTCTAGAGGCACTCGAAGCGGAACGTGGCGTTCGGGTTGCCGAGCACGGGAACGCTCCAAGTGGTCGCCATCGTGGCGATGCTCACAGGGTTGCGGGTCTGCCAGCTATCGGCGACGATGCCAGGCTGCTCCGCAGGTGACAGGCCGAGAGCCTGAGCTTCGGCCGATACACCGTGAACGGTGTTACCGATCGACACGCCAGCAGGAGGCAGCAGTAGAGCCACGTCAGCGCCGATTACACGGCGAGTTCCTGAGCTGGTGATGTAAGCCTCGTCGTTGATAACGAACGGCGGGAGATCCTCGTTCTGGAGCAGCGTATTAACTGCCTCGAACGAAGCCCGTGGAGTCGACACTGCGAGCGGCGACATAGTTGCGCTCAGCACCTCGGTCGTCTGCCGGAACGCATTCACGACTGCACGCGAGCAGACGATTGCGCCTGGCATGTAGCCGTTCGTGTCATTGTAGGTGTCGACGATCGTGTAGAGATCCGACAGCGCCAAAGCAGCGACGTTCGACCACAGGGTTCCAGCGGTCACGTCGTGAGCAGCAGTGCGACCCCAATCGATGGTGGCAGCGAGGCCACCTTCGGCGAGAACAACCTGACCGGTTTCGAGGGTTTCACCTCGGGCAAGGTTGATTCGACGAGAGCACGCTTGCACGCGATCGCCGACGTCGGAGGTCGCCTGAGCCAGGAGAAGCTCGCCAGGATTCGCACGGGTTCGAATGATGTCGAACTCCTTCATGATCCCGACCTCTGTCATCGCCGGGATCTGCCCGGTGACGGTGGTCGAACCGAACTGCGAGTCGGCGATCTTGCCTTCGACGTTCGGTGCGCGGTACTCGGCGACCGTGACGGTCGCAGTGGTCACCTGATTCACCGCGAAGGTGATGTCGGGAACCTGACGATCAGGCAACCAAGCGCGGAGCGCCTGCGTGCCCTGGTCTGCCTCAAGCGCTGCACGGGCGTACCCGGTGAGCGTCTGAGGATCGATGGCTTCATATAGGTCTTGCAGCATGGCCGCGACTCGCTTTCAGTTATCCGGCCAGGCCGGGAGACAATGGATGAATGAGGGTGATCACTCGAAGGTGATCGTTGGCATCTCGGCCTTGCCAGCAGCGTCGATGACGACCGGCAGGTTCGCTTCGATCAAAGCGCAATGCGTGAGGCGTGAGCCGTGAACGATCGAGGTCGCCGAGGTGACCGGGACGTCTTCGCCCAGGACGCCGACAAGAGTCTCGGTGCCGTCGGCGTTGCCGTTGTCGTACTTAGCATATGTGCCGGTGGCGGTCACCTTGCCGAGCGGGAATCCGACCGGCAGGTAGCCAGGGAAAGCGCCGCCGACATCGGCGACGACGAGGTCGGCCGCGTCGATGGTGACGGTGTATGACGGCTTCGTCATGCCGACTTCACTGGCGAAGATATTGGTGATCGTGCCGGTGGTGCTGGTGGATGTAATCGTGAGGTCCATCGCTGGCCCCTTTCAATGTTGACTAGTTGTTTACGAGGTGAGGGTTCGCCGCTGCGAACAGTGCAGCGCCTTCGGACATCTTGGTCTGACCGGCCGGAGGTTTCGGCATGTCAGGATGGGAGTTGACGATCGGAGCCGCAGCGGGTGCACCTGCGACGGGAGGCTCGTCGGCCGGTGCGAACAACGGCCCGAGCTTGCCCTTCAGAACCTCGATCGCAGCTTCGATCACGCTGCCATCGGCACCGTCGGGAACCATCACCGACGGAGCCAGAGCCTTCGCCCCGGCAGGGTTCACGCCAGCCTCGACCAGGGCGTCGACGATCGTCGACTGCTTGCGCATCGAGTTCGCTTCGGCTTCGGCAGCGGAGGCACGAGCCTCGGCTTCGACCCTGGCAGCGGTCGCCTTCTCGATCTCGGTCTGCGCTTCGGTCGCCGCCTTCTGCGAAGCCTTCAGCGCACGAGCTGCTTCCTTCGGATCTCCGCCAAGCTCGGCGATCATCGCCGCCCTGGTCGCGTCCGTTGCTTCTTTCGCTGCCTTCACAGTCGCTTCAGCGGTGGCCTTCTCGACCGCGGCGATTCGCTTCGCCTCGATGTCTGCAAGTTGTTCGGCGGTGTATTCCATCATGTGTCTTTCCTGTCGGGAGAGTTGACACACTGATCATGGCGCACCTAAGACGGGACCCTGGGACGCGACCGGTTCAGCCGCCGTCGAGCGTGACGTTCGGCAGGTCCGTTCCAGGCAGGCCAGGCAGCGCAGGACCGGCCAGGCCGAGATACTCCGCAGCCGCCGAAGCGCCGACCGCAGACGACAGATCGTCGGCACCGTCGAAGTCCTCGCCGACGATCCGTGCGAGTTCCTCGTCGGCGTCGTCGATCGGGATGCCAGCTTGCACGAGCATCTTCACGGCGGTCTGCCTGGACACGACACCGGCCGAGAGTAGCTGCGCTGCGAGGTTGGCTTCGGCGTGGACATCGGTCGGGACCGCTGGCCCGAAGTGAATGTTCACCGGGACCGTCGCCCCGGCATCGAGTGCTCCGCCGACCTGCGAGATCCGCTGCGCCAGCTTGAAGAAGAGCTGATACTTCGACGCTCGCACGAGTCGCATCATGTCGATCATCTGCTCGAACGGCGTCATCTCTAGCTTGATGCGGTAGCCGGACGCCTGCGAGGTCGCCGTGACCCGGCCCATGACCGTCGGCCCGACTCTGGAGTTCGTGCCGAGCCTGGCGTTCAACCGTTGCTCGTAGTCGAGCAGCGGGTTCAAATTCGCAGACACGTCGATCTTGTGAGGCTTCGCGCCTGGCGGCAGAGGCCAGATCGCACCGGCCTTCACCGAGTATCCGGCAGGCAGGTTGCCGCCCTCGATCGCGAACATCGGCGTCGCAGCCAGAGCCGCCGCCGCGGCCATGTCTTTGTCGAATGCTGCGATGTCATCGAAGAGCTGGGTCACGAGAGCGAACATCGACCGGCCGTAGTGAAACGTCGTCGACGGCGTGTTCGGAATGTGGATCACCGGAATGAAGTTGAAGCCTAGATCGGTCTTCGCCTGGATCGTGGTCGCTTTCGTCGGGTCGAGGGTCATCCAGTCGCCGCCCGCCCCGATCGGCCAGCGCTTCTTCGTGATGTAGCAGGTCTGATCGGTGTCTTCGCCCCAGGGCATCGAGCGGGTGAGCACGTTGCCAGCATCGTCGACGATGTCGCCGAGTTCGTACGTGACCCGGTGCAGGAACTCCGAGTCGCCGTTCGGCCCTGGTTCTTCCCAGGCGAGATGGACTTTGGTCGGGAACTCGCGGGCGTCGGTCTCGATGACCGGGAAGTATGAGTCGCAAGGGTAGACCGTGACCGACGTCCGGTTCGTTCTGGTGTTCCAGCCGAGGACGATCACGCCGTCGCCGAGCGGCACGGCGAACTCTCGCTCGGCCTCCCAGATCTTCGCTCTGACGTTCTCGGCTCGAACCCAGCCGTCGAGCCAGGTCTGCGCCTTCGTGCCTGCCCTCCAGGCCGTGAGAGCCGCCTCGTAGCCGTCGACCGATTCGTCGGCGGTGAGATCCCACTGCTCCTGATTCAGGGTCGCCAGCTTCACCGCTGCCGGTGGTGATCCCTCGGCGGCGTCGCCGGGTCGATCTCCGAGCACCGGTTCGGCAGGTTCTTCGCCAGCGCCCTCGCACATGAACGCCAGTTCCTCGGAGAGCAGACCGTCGACGACGAGATCGTTCAGGGTCGCCGGGTCGCCGTACTGGCGGTGCTCGTAGTCTGGCGTGTCGATGTTCTTCCCGGCCGTGTTGTTCTTGAACCCGGTGTATATCCGATATGCGATGAGTCGTCTCTGCTCGTTCGGTGGCACCCATTGACCATGAACGCCGAGCGCCGTGATCGAGGCCATAGCGGTCTTGTAGTTGAGCGGTGCCCACTGGTCTTCGGGCATCGACTGGCGCGTGAGGTCTGACGGCATACGGCCAGGCTAACGCCTGCGACCGCATCGAGCCGGGACGCGACGACGACCCCGGCAGCGTGCGCCTATTGGCTGCGCCGACCGGGGTCGTGTCCTTTGGAGGTGCCGCCCTGCACGGGACGACTGAGCCGACGAGGAAATGAGCCGACCCGAACCCGACCCTACATCACGAGGGCAGCGCCGCCTCCACCCGAGGATCTGGTCGGAACCTCGAAGACCTCGAAGACCGGCGTCGGCTCCGGCGTCGACAGGGTGGTTCGACGTTGCGGTGCCACCCTGTCGGCCGGGTCCCATGCTACCGAGATCGGCCCGGTGCCGTCGCCGTAGCGGTAGCCGCAGATCCAGTGAGAGATACCGCCACCGGGCATCGTGCGCAGGTGCTCGGCCATCGCCCACTGATCAGCGACCGACGCATCCTTCGCCCTGGTCCCGACGAGATCCCACCGGCCAGCGTGCTCGGCGGTCCAGTCCCACGAGGTGTCGAGGAACTGCCACAGGCCCGAGGCCGTCGAGTTCGGGTTCTCGATGTTGGCGACACCGCCCGACTCGCAGTCGATCACCCCGTTCCACGGGCCGAAGTCCGTCGGAGTCGGCTGCGCCAGCAGAAGAGCGGAAAGTACAAGAGATGCAAACACGACGAGCGAGCCTACCCGGCCCGCCCGCCATGCCGTCGATCAGAACTTCAGAGCGTCGAACTCTGCCCAGGCTGCGTCGCAGGCTTCACGGTAGCCAGCGAGGAAGTCGGCGTACGGTGCCGGAGTCGGATCGACCCAGACGACGTTGTCTGCGTCGCTCTGATCGTGGTATCCGCGGCGCTCCTTGTCGGTGCGGTTGTCGACGAGGTGAGCCGTGGCGTCGGTGCCGTTGTCGATGATGGCGACGACGTTCTCCTCGTAACGGTCGTCGGTAGGTGCCCAGGTGGACGACCGGCCGACGATGCGCTCGCTGATCACGGTGCCTTCGTAATACCCCTTCTTGCTCATAGTCGTGAGGCGCTTGGGGTAAGCCGAGACGAAGCCACCACCGTTGGGGATCTTCCAGGCTGGCCCGAACTTCCCGCTGATCACGTTGGTCGTGATCAGGTTGCCTTCGAGGTCGAACAGTGCGGTCGACACTGCGACGTTGCGAGGGATGCGAGGCCGAGCTTCGTCCTTCGCCCGCTCGATCTCGACGAAGCGTTCGTTCGCTGCTTTCTCGGCGGCTCGTGCTGCCTTGCGGCGAGCGATCGCCTCGGGGGTCGAGGCTTCGTAGCTGCGTCGAAGGTTTCGGATCTCCGCAGGTGTGAAGCCGATCTTCTCTGCGCAGTCCATGCCGATGTCGCAGCGCCCGCCGTTGCGGGTGTCTTCGCAGACGACGGCGTACTTGATGCCGGTGCCGCAGTAGTCGCAGGTGCCGCTCGGCATCGGCTCGCCGGGGATGAGGCTCCCGGCTGCTGGGGTGTAGGTGCGGACCTCGAAGCCGACGGTGCGGAGGAACTGGAAGTCTGCGTTGCTGTTGATGGTTGCTTTGGGGTTGCTCATGACTACAGGGTAACGCGTCATGAACGACTTGACGCGTTACTCGGTGAAATTTCTTTGAGGCGAGATCGGGGGACGGCCTGACAATGAACCGGACAAACCACAAAACCGGCGTCGCGCAGTCTCTCAACCGCCCCCCATGACGATCAGCCGATGCAGCTCGGCGGTCGTCGCGCTCTGATGATCCTAGCGGCTAGCCCGCCGTGCGAGTGTGCGTTCCCGTCGCACCGCACGGCGAGCCTCCGCAGCCTGCCGCTTCAACGCCGCCTCCTGCCGCAGCTTATACTTCGCATCGTTCTCCGGCGACCGCACCCGACCGAATCCGTTGTTGCCCTTCGGGTTGCTCACGCTGCCTGTCCTTCGCAGTATCGCTTCATGAATTGGGTCGTGCCGGTCGGCTCGATCCCGCGGATCTCGCACAGCTCCCAGAGCCGCACCGCCTCACACCGCCACCACTTCGTCGGGGTGTGCCACGCCTCGTCGACCTCGCACCAGAGCACGCCCTTCGTCCACGCCTCCTCGACCTCGGCCATCATCTGCCGTACGAGCAGAGTCGAGACGGTCTGCTCGACGAGGCGAAGCCAGAGCGCCGGGTTCGAGTCGACCTCGACGTGATGCCCTGCGCAGAGCTGCCAGGCATTGGCGATGTCGGTGGCGACCTGCGTGTTCTTCCGCTTCGGGATGATGTGAGCGCATTGCATGACCGGCCCGCAGTCGCCTCGGATGATGCCCCGAGCCGCGCAGCCGTTCCCGGCTTCACGCACGAGCAGCGAGTGAAGCTGGAGCGCCGTCGTCTTCGCTTGCTTCAGCGTCGGCAGCTTGTCGCTCATCGTTGACCGACGTCGAAGATCTCGAAGGACGGCTGCCCGTCAGACGAGAGACCCTGGGCGATCACCTCGAAGCCCTCGTCGATGAAGGCGATGACGTCGCCGAACCGGGCGAGCACTTCGCCGGTCGCGGTCGGCACGATGACGCCCTGACTGCATTGCCTGCCGCCACACCAGGCGGCGACCGCCTCTAACGCTGCCCCGTTGCGCTTGACCCGTTTTGATTCCATCAGCCCGATCATAGCTCCCACAAGTCGACGTCGATGCAATCACCAGGCGAGATCTCGGTGTCACCGAACGTCTCGACGACCCGACCGTGCTGGTCGTAGATGAAGCATTCGTAGCCGTCGAGATCCCACTGGTCGAGGCACCAGGCTTGCAGCTCGACGAGCGTGCCCCTGGCTGAGCTGCGAGCGAATCGGTCGAGTGTTGATCCGGTGAGCCGAATCTCGTGTGGGCGGATTATACGGAGATGTCCTCGTACCCGTGGCAGTAGCTCCTCGTACTCGTGGCACTCGCTCATGAGTCCCGAGACCTGGCAGCGCGTGAACCCCAGATCCTCGCCCATGATCAGTACCGTCCGAGTTGGCAAGTCAGATAAGAAGGCTTCGAGCAGTTCTTCGTCTTCGTCGTTTAATCCTGATCGGTCGTCGTTGACTATCGCCGGTGCGTAGGTGTCCCCGATTACGTAGCTCATCCGAAGAACTCCACGACGCTGCCGCCGCGGTTCTCGTGGTACGTGCCGTTCGCTTCGAGCATGACCCGGATGCCTCGCTCGTCGACGACCAGGCCGCGATGGACTGCCGCCAGCTCGTAGAGGCCAGACGACTCGGCGTACGACTCGACCGCAGCGTCCCAGCTCTGATGGGCGGCGCAATCGTTTACAGCGGCCCTGAGGTCGTCTGGCGTGTCAACGCCCAGGTGATTGACCGCCGCCTCAACGATGTCCGCTCCGTGCGCCTCGATGGCCTGGCCGAGCGCTGAGATCCACTCGATGGATTCCCACTCGCCGAGCTTCACCGGGAATCCCTCATGATCGTGGATCGCCCATTCTTCGGCGTTGGGGATCGTCGAGGCTTCGAGCATGTCGGCGATTTCGGCCTGGATGTCTTCGGCGTCGAGGGTGGCGTCGATCCACTCGCCGTGGAGTCGGCCTTCGTTGTAGTCCGAGAGACTTGCTACGTAGATTGCTGGTGAGTTGTTCATGTCGGTTCCTTCTGGTTGGTTGGGTTGTTATCGCTGGCTTGCGCCCCGGCCGAGGCCGCGAGTCTCGTTGCGACGTGCTCGGATCTTGGCGAGCCGATCGGCGTTGGCCGGGTCGGCGAGCATCTCTTCGCCCTTACGGCGAGCTAGGACTTCCGCCGCCTTGCGGTCGCTCACCCAGATCTGGGCTGCTGCTAGGGCTTGGTTGATGGTTGCTTCGTGATTGCTCATGTAGACACCTTAGCGCGTTACCAACGGCTTGACGCGTTACCGGGTGAACTTTCTTTGATACGACCCGGAGCGCCGACACCCAAAGGCGTCGACGCTCGATCACCTCGACCGCACCCGATACGGTCCCTGCCTCGGCTGCGTGACCGGCAGCGCCTGCCAGAAGGCGGGCTGCTCGCTCCGAGGCAACCTCGACGAGATCGCTCGGGCGGCAGCAGCCCGAACCTTGCCAGGCGACGTCCTAGGTGAGCTGACGGCCTGCCGTGCCGCCAGCTCCGACACGGCAGCGTCGGCGGTGATCTCACCTCCGAGCAGCAGAGCCGCAAGCAGGTCGGCGTCAGCGCTCACCGGAAGTCCGCTTGGAATGGCAGACCGTATGGGCACTCGTTGCGGTGAAGTCCTGCGTAGACGTCCGCCTTGATCTGAGCGTCTGCCAGCTTCTTCGACTTCTGGATGCCGGAGAAGCTCATCACGAGGATCGAGTCGAAGCGGGTCCGGCCGGATCTGCCGCAGGAGAGCAGGACGTGGCCCGACGACGAGTTCAGTATGTGCCGCGTCGCCTTGTCATCGAAGATGATCGAGGTGAACCAGGCAGCGCCGTATTCGCTGGAGCAGTCCTGATGGTCGATGTCGACCGTGTGGCCTGCGCCTCGGAACTGGGCGGCGATGCGCTCGGCTCGTGCCTGGAGTGCTGCGGGTGGTTTTGCGGTGTTTGCCGTTTCCTTCGCTCCGGTTTCTTCGGCAATTTCGATGATGTTCATGTTGGTTCCTTCGTGGTTGGTTGGCTGGTTGGTGATCATGCGAACAGTCCACCCTGGGACTCGCCAGGCTTGTACCCAGATGAAGCTAGGTCCAGGCATGCGACGTGCAGGTAGCCATGTGACTTCTTCCAGTACACGAACTGGTGTGTCCCCAGGTACTCGCCGCAAGCGCACATCGTTTCGGTCAAGCGCAGGACGGCTGGAGAACCTGAATCTGTAGCAACCTCAAGGACAGGCAGGCCGTCGACGGTCTCGCCTGTTTCTCGTAGCGCTGCACTCGTATCAGCCTTCCGTTTCGCTGAAGCTTCAGATCGGAGCGCTTCGACTCCCGCTACGTACATTTCGGGGGTTGCTTTTTCGTTCATGAGTACACCTTAGCGCGTTACCAACGGGTTGACGCGTTACCCAGTGAAATATCTTTCATCGTCGCCGCCTCGACGTGTTGCACAGTCGGGGTCTGCCTGCATCATCCTTGTACCACCAGCAGCGGCTGCACAGGACAGTCTGAAAGTCTTTACCGTTTTTGTCTCTGGCATGAAGTCCTGTCACATGCCATTTATGCCTTCTCAGGATGACCCTATCTTTCATGTTTTCCAGCATGTGATACACGTTAACGCCTGCCCATCATCGACGTGTTCGTCGCCACCCTCGGCCCGTTATCCACACCCCAGATCCCGTCGGCCAGCAGCGGCCCGAGGTAATCCCTCGCCCACGAGATCGCCTGCGTGGCCGTGTCGATCTCATCATCCGTCGCACCGTACGGGACGTCGGCGGCTTCGTTGATCAGTGAGGCCGGGAACTGGTGCATCGGGTCGTCGCCCAGGTCGCCAGGGAACCTCGGCGAGCTTGATGGCTCCCACCACTCGGGCAGGAACACGCGGCCGTCGTGCACGAGCCGAGAGATGTCGAGCACCCTGGCAAGCTTCGAGGTCGACGGTGTGATCGGCACGATCCCAGAGATCGCAGGCCAACGCCTCGTGCCGTCGAAGCCGACCGTCGCACCCTTGCTCCGTCGCAGCTCGCCCGGTGCCGGATCGTCGAAGGTCGTGTCGATCCACTCGCTGCCCAGGTCGGCGATGATCGCAGCGCCATTCGCCTTGTTCTCGATCAAGTGATGTGTCGCATCGGGGTTCGCTTCGCAGAACGCTCGGATCATCAACCGCTGCCCGACGAAGTCTGCTTTCCGCCGGATCTGGTCGAGCAGGTACAGGTCGAAGAGTCTCGGCGAGGTCGGCGACTGGAGCGCGGTCCAGAGCTGCCCGACTACCCAGGAAGAGCCGGTGTCGGTGAACGTGAGATCCCACGAGGTGAACGTGAGTAGTCGCCGGTCGTCCTTGATCGGAGCGGCCGACGCCCAGACCCAGCGGTCGCGGTTGATGGTTCCGCCGGTCAGGTTGCGTGGCGTGCCCTGGACCATCGTGGCGAAGGTGACGTCGTCCATCACTTCGCGAAGGTTCTCCATCTCCTCGCGATCGTAGAAGTCGGGGCAGACGACCTGGCCCGGTGCACGGCCGAGCGGGTCAGGATCCGAGATCGCCGGGTCGGCCAGACCCGGCAGGTGTGTCACCCTCGACCGGTCAGGGAATAGTTCGAGCATACGGCCCGACGGATCATCGAGGTGATAGCGGGTCGCCGGTAGCAAGACTGTCGGATGGATCGTGAAGCGGGTGCCATCATCCATTCTCACGATGTGCTTGCGGAGCTTGCCGATGACATCGCCCATCAGCCAATCGATCGCCTTCTGCCGGTTTGCCGGGTTCTGCGCCATGATGAAGTTCTTCAGCAGGTCGTCACCGACGAACACGGTGGCAGGCCAGCCGACACCGCCTCCGACCGACGTGGCGAGCACCGAGCCGCCCCTGGTGGTGTTCCACCGATCCGCGGCCTTCGAGTCGCCTGAGACCCTCGTCGACAGAATGTCGGGGTTGTTGGCGAAGTTGTTTCGCACCGCCCGCCCCGACTTGCGACTTAGCTCCTTCGAGTGCGAGCCGATCATGATCGGCAGCGTCGGGAACAGCTCCAGCAGCCAGGTCACGACACCCTCGGCTACCGTCGATGACTTCCCGATCTGGTTCTGGGTCTGCGTGACGTGGATGAAGACGTCGGGGTCGAGGACCGACGCGATGTTCTCCGACGCGATGAGATCGATGTGTGGATAGTTCGTGCGACTGTCTGGGTTCAGTCGTTCGTTCATCCGCGCCGGGTTCAGCATCCAAGCCGACTCGGTGCGGTCGCCGTCGGTGACCGTCATTCGTCGAGGATCTCGACGTCGAGGATCTCTGTCTCAATCATCTTCATCGAAGCGAGCATGGCCTTATGCGCGACCTGATTCGTGACGATGCTCCGCACGTAATCGAGAGCGCCAGCGTTCGCCGGTGGCGGTGCCGGTGCCTCCTGCGGAAACCCGATCACACGGTCGGCACGTTCCTGAAGCCTTACAAGTGAAGCGATTGGTCCCGATAGGTCACCAGGCGGCTGGCTCCGGTTCCACCCCAAGATCGCCGACAGCGCTTTCTCCTTCGCTGCCTCGATCTCAGCTAACTGAACACCTCTGTACCGCTCCCACTCCGCGCGCGGCACACGGTAGTCCTCGATGGCCGATTGGTACCTTCGGCGCACCGTGGCTTCGTCGACCGGTTGCCCGTCTTTCGTTTCCCTCGACAGGCCAGCAGCTATCGCAGCGAAGGTCGCCCCGACCATCCGCCCGCGTAACACCGCCGCCTTCTGCTCGGCAACTTCATGCTCGGTGAATCTCTTCGGGTTTCGTTTCTTGCCTGCGATGTTCAGTCACTTCCTGTCCGTTAGTTAGTGCTTATGGCAGGGCGATCCATGCGGCGAAGTTCATCCATCGCCAGAAGCAGTCGACTGATTGATATCCGCAGTCTTTGAGCAGGGTTTCGTTCCCTGCTGCGGTGAGGGGTACGAGTTGGCCTTCGAGCGAGTGTCGCTTGGTGTCGATTTGTTCTTGGGTGTAGCCGTGTGATCGTTTCATTCTGTAGTAGAGATCAACCATTTTCTGGTCGATTTGGTGTCCTCGGCCGAGTACTTTCTCGACGAGGATGAGTGGCCCGTTTGTTCGTTCTCGTATTGAGCCGATGATCTGTTGGCGGTACTCGATGGGTGTGAATTGCAGGGTTAGTACGGCGAGGGTGACGTCGACTCTTTGGTCTGGGATGCCGTTGCGGAGATCCCAGCGGAGGATGGTGACGTTTGAGTCGTGTTTGAATCGGTCTGCGGCGCTTTGTCGCATCGGTTCCGATATTTCGAGACCTACGGCGGTGCAGTCTGGTCTTCGGGCTATTACGGCTGCTAGTGCGCCGCCTCTAGAGCATCCGGCGTCGAGGACAACACCTCCGTTTGGTAGGAACTCGCAGGCGATGTCGGAAACAGCGGCCCGCATTGTTTTGAACTCTGGTATCGACCTGGCCAGCATGTCGTCGAACACGGCCGTCACAGTCTCGTCGAACTCCCATTTGCCTACGGGCATCGTTTGGTCACTCATCTGACAAGAAGGCTACGGCTGCGCGCTTCGCCCCGAGATCGTCGTTTGTGTGGTTCTGGGGTGCTTTCATCAGGAACCCAGACGGCGCGTCGAGAACTCCACCGATGCCACGGTTCTTGGCCACTGCTAGGTAACGGATTCCGTCAACCACGATGCCAGCAGAGTTCGGGGAGTCGATGACCTCCAATTTGAGATCCACCGACATCGGCGACCCGGCAAACCCGACCATGTCCAGGTTGATGAAAGCGATCTTGGTGTCATCGAGATGGTCGACATAATCGGACGGGCCGATATGGACTTTGTCTACTGGGTACACGTCGGTCACCGAAGTGGTCTTCGAGATCCTCTTGTCTGTGAGTCTCGATTGGTCCAGCATGTTTCGGAAATCTGCGTTGCCTCCGACGTTCAACTGGTAGGTGGATTCCAAGTGGACGCCACGCTCGGCGCAAATACGTACCAGCGACCTGTGCAAGATCGTCGCTCCATATTGCGACTTGATGTCATCACCGATCAACGGGACGTTCAGAAGGGCGAACCGTTCGGCGATAGTGGCGTTGCGTGCGATCTCGACTGGTATGCAGTTCAGGAAAGCCACACCGGCTTCTGCGGCTGCGAGAGCGTACAGTTCCGATGCCAGCGTCGACCCCACTGGCAGGTAATTCACCAACACGTCGAGGTTCTGCATTCGCAGCTCATGTGCGATGTCTTCGACAGACGCCGTCATGTCGTCCGTGGTTTCGACAATCGAAGTCGACGCAAGCCCGTCTAGCCGTGGAGACGGCATCACTGGCCCTGGGAAGTTCAGCGGCTTCGCCAATCGTCGTTCATTGAACTCTGCTGCCTCTCCGATCGTCAAACCAACCTTACGAACATCGACATCGAACGCCATCACAACATCGATGTCACCTATCTTGTATCCGTCGATGTCCGGGGACAACAGGCCCTTCGTCTCCCCGGGGTTCTCGGCGTACCACTGGATGCCTTCCAATAACGCAGCGGCACAGTTTCCTACCCCAACCAAGCCGGTTCGGATCTTACGATTTCCATTGCTCATTATTTGCCTTTCAAGAAGCCAGGCAGAGTGCCCGACCAAGGAGTATGGGTTCTGTCGCCGATCACGAAAGTAGACTCGTGGAACTGGCGGGCGCCGACCAGAGGTCTCGTCACGTAATCAGAGAACAACGGATGGTCTTCCAATGGAGCGACCGTGGTGGGTGTGGTTGGTCCCGCCCATCGATCCCGTAGCCCTATCGGCAGACGTATCTTGTGCCATGCGACTGTCGAGCCAGACGGGACTTCAGGCAGTCCCAGCTCGATAGAGATGATGCTACGCGACCTGTCCGCCTCTATTGACCGTCCACGAACGAAAGGCAGGTCAGCGAGTCCGGTCATTGCGCACAGTTCAGGTATCTTCCCGTTCATACCTCGCACGTTCGAGGTGCGATATCCACCCGCGGGTTTGTAGTCCGTTTCCCCGAACCTCATGGCGGCCCTCGCCACATGTGCGATATCTCGGCTGGGTGTCGAGATCATCCCGCCTTCGCCGCACGACCACTTCTTGGATTCGTTCCCGGAGAAGATCGCCACATCCACATATTCGGAACAAAGACCGGCCGAACCCAAAGACGGTGCAGCATCTTCGACGATCCAAGCATCAGGGAACAATTCGTTGATGCGTTCGTAGTTGGCTACCCGACCGTCAAGGTCGATGGCCACTATCGCTTTTGGGTCGTCGACCGGGACAGTGTCCGGGTCGATCAGCCCCCAGACAGGATCGACATCAGCGAATACGGGCTGCGCCCCGACCATCAACACAGCTAAAGCCGCCGCCTGGAAGCCGTACCCTGGCACTACCACTTCGTCACCCGGGCCGATCCCGCAACCGACAAAAGCACCGAACAGCGCTGTTGTTCCTGACGAACAAGCCACCGTCGATTGCAGTGGCAACGCATCACCGTGAGACGTCAGGAACGAACCGAACTCCTGTTCCAAAGAAACAGCGTATGGGCCTTCTGTCAGCTTCATTTCAAACCTTCCCAGCGAACATATCGTTGTACACACCTACGACAGATTTCAGTCCGCGAGTATTGAACTCGGGGTCGACCAACAGTAGGTCATGCCACTCTCTGATGCCTGAGTTTACTTGCAGCGGCGAGTTCCGACGCCAGAACCCAGGGGTCGACCAGAACTCGGGGAACGCTCGAACTGCGATCCCTTTCTGCTTCGGTCCGTCTGGTCCGCGGTTCAATTCTGAGAAGTCCAGACCCAACGCATAGTCCCGTAGTGGCTCGTCAGAATAAGGCTCTTCGAGCGTGACGCCAAGATCGCGAGCAACCCCGTGCATGTGCCCAGTACCACAATCTGTGTACCGGTCTTCGAGCTTCGACCGTCTGTACTCGCGCGCAACCTCCTCGCCTTGTTGTGACACGAGAATTGCCACACGCTTATCGTCCAAACAAACTGCACCAGTACCGATCATCGCACGATCGAAGCCGAGAGATGTAAGCCGCTCGGCGATATGCATTATGGGTTGGGCGCACTGTATGGACGCCTTCTTTGCGGTCTGTCTGATATCCATGATCCTGCGGATGTCGGCGACCAGGGCAGTCTTTGACCTGTCCAAGTTGACTATCTCTGCGTCGAGGTCGTACCGATCGGCCATCCGTATCGCCATCTTGGCATCGTCGTGGAGTCGACCACCGATAGTGAATGTCACGCATAGAGGTTGCCCTCCCAACTCCATTTGGGCTGCGAGCAAGGTCGCAGAGTCGACCCCGCCCGAAAGCAGGTTCGGGATGTTCTCCATCTCTCCCTCCTGGATGACAGCCATCAGTCGGCGCTTCCATTCCTTGGCCACTTCATCCATTGGGTTGTCCTTTCAAGGCTTCGATGATCGACTCGCCGACGGCTTTGTACATCGGAGGCGCGACTGCGCGTCCTAGTCGTTCCCATCTTTGGCTGAAGTTACCAGTGAGGGCGAAGTCGTCGGGGAATCCGCATAGCCGACGGACTTCACCAAGCGTGATACGTCGGTTCTCGTAGGGGGGCAGCACCCAGTTGTTGGTTTGTAGGATTGTGGGTGCCGGTTCGCCGGGTGCGAGCCTGTAGTGCGAGAAGAAAGAGCCGGTGCCGACAACCGCTTGGCCTGATTCGCCGGGTTTAGCTTTCGACATGACCCGTGCGAGTTTCGAGTCGGCGGACCAGGGTGGCAGAGGGTCGTCATTAACGGGCGTAGGCTGCTTGGTAGCGTCGGCCCAGGTGTAGACATAGTCGAATGGCTTAGGGGCTACGAGAACTGCTTGAAGGTCGTCTCGGACGCCATGTATGACTAGGCGCACTCTTCGTTGCGGGACTCCGAGTCTAGAGCAGTCGAGCCGCCAGACTCCGACCCGGTAACCGATAGCACGGAGCCTGAGAACGATCTCCTTGAGATAACCCTTAGCGACTCCCATCGTCATGCCATCGACGTTCTCTGCGATGAAGGTCTTTGGTTGGATCTCGTCGACTAATCGGACGAACTCGAAGAACAAGTCATCGACCCTCTGGGAGGTCTCGGAGTACGACTTGACCTTGCCCCATCCTGCTTCGCGTTTCCCTGACATGGAGAACGAAGCACAAGGCGGCGAACCTTCGAACACGTCGAGTTCACCGACGCCGAGACCGACAGCGTCGAGGATCTCGCTGCCTGTCACTTGTCTGATGTCTCGGCGGTCGACTTGAATGCCGGGATTGTTTAGCTCGTACACGTCGGCGGCTGCGTCGATGAACTCTGATGCCCAGATCACTTCGATGCCTGACCATGCCAATCCGAGCGAAGCGCCACCCGCGCCGGAGAACGTCGACACGGCCTTGAGGCCAGATGTCTTCTCACCCGCTTTGATATCACTTACAGACGGGATCTGATAGGGCGGTTTCATCAGTCGAACTCGAACCCACACTTAGGGCATTGGTGTTCAAGATCGAGCGAGTCGACATCGAACTCGTCAAAACCCTCCGGTGCACTCCCAGAGTCGTAACCGGTACCAAGAAGCCGCTCGATGTCGATATCCGAGTATCCGGTCACGTCGACCAACTCGGCAGGCAAAGAACTAAGCAGCTCGACGAGCAAAGACTCGTCATAGAGTCCCAGCTCGCCGATCCTGTTGTCGGCGAGTGCGAAGGCTTGCGCTTGCTTCATTGTGAGGTCGTCGGCAGACACCGCGGCAATGTGTGTCCACCCTAATCCTGCGACAGCTTCGAGCTGATGATTGCCTGCCACTACAACTTTTTTCCCTCGGCGTGTTTGGTACACGACAGGCTTGCGTTGCCCGAACTCTTTGTATGACTTAGCGACAGCGTGAACGTCGCCGAGCCGAGGGTTGCTGGGTAGCCGGTGAAGTTCAGCGATCGGTGTCATCAGTGTTTCAAGACCGGGTGCGATCTTGTGGATCTTCTTATCTGCCATTTCGGGTTCCTGTCATTGCTGTTGATGGAAGGTGATTACTCCGTCGCCTTCGACGTAGTCGCCGGATTCTCGGTCGGCTCGGATCTGTTTAGCGCGTTGGTCTTTCAGGTATCGGCTGATCATCTCTTGCAGGTGCATGAAGCGAAGGTCGAGCGTCGAGCAGGTGTCGAGCAGGAAGTCTTGCAGGTCTGGTGGTAGCAGCGCCGATTGCACCCGCCGATGGTAGGCCCACGGGACATCTCGCCGACGGTGCGGTTCGAAGCTGGCGGCGATCTCGCGGACTTCGGCGGTCTCTCGGGGTTCGAGTAGCGGCGACGACCAATGCAGGTCGTTGATGGCGTCGGGTGACGGAGCGGCGTTGAGTAGGTCGCCCATCCACCATTGCGAGAGTGCCCAGACCTTCGCGATCGTCGCGGCCTGGCGGTGCCAGTCTTCGTCGTCGACGAAGGCGGCGTTCGGCCCGTCCGGTAGGTCGACGTTCATGCGGTCATCGCTTCGACGTGAGCGCAGGCTCGGCAGCGGTCGATCTGGTGGGGTTCGCAGCGTTCGTCGTCGAGCACGATCACGACCGGCGTGTCGTCTGGTTTGTGTTGTTTGTTCTTGCGGGTGCGCCATGCTGCGGCGTGGCAGCAGCCTCGGCATCGGCATCCCTTGCCGTGAGTCGACGTGTAGCCGTGGCGTGCGCCGCGACTGTTCGAGGAGATCGGGGACCGGCCAGGGTTCAGGATCTCGGTCACCTTCACGCAGTAGTGACACGAGCAGCCTGCCCGGTAGGTGTCGCATCCATGCCTGGCCTGGCGTCGTCGGAGTTCCTTGCGCATGTTCTCGCGGGTGCCGCCCCAGAGGCCGATCGCCTGTTCGTTTGTGTATCCGGTGGCGAGGTCGATGCACTTCGCTCGGACGACGCACGCCGCGCAGTATTTGGCGGCGACCGGGTCTGGTCCGGTGGTGTCGTCGCCGATCCAGAGCGTCGGGTCTTTCCCGCGGCAAGCCGCGTACTTCATCCAGTGCAAGGCGTGCCCCGTTCGTAGTCGGGGTTGATGCTAGTCGATCGCGTCCCAGACGCGCAGGAACCCGCGGTATGAGTGGCCGCGGGTTCCTGGGTTGGATTGCCGGTCAGGCAAAGGGAATACCTGCCCGGCCACTAGTTCCGACTCTTTGGAGCCTCTTGGTAGAGAAGCCGGAACGAGTCCCTGTCAGCCCGTGAACGCTGGCTGAGGTGCTGGGATGGTATCGGGTGCGGGTCCGGGATCCGGTGTCGGTGTTGCTTTGGGTGCGCAGACGATCCGGCCGTCGGTGTCGACGACGCATTCGGAGTCGGCCGGGACGATCACGATCACCTGTTCGGGGGTCACGGGTTCGGCGTCGGCCTGGCAGTGCGTGAATGTCGGATAGACCACGCACGACACGCCGTTGCCTCGGGTGAAGGTCACCGGGGTGCACAGGGTCTGTTCGAAGCCGAAGTTCACGCAGCCGACGTCGAGTCCGCCGTATGTTGTGAACCAGTCGGCCATGCCGTCGCCTGGCAGCAAGTCGACCATATAGATCGTGCGGTCGAGGTTGCAGACTCCGGCGATGGCTTCGTTGTAGGTGCAGGTGTGGTCAACGACGACGACATCCTGAGCGTTGGCAGTGCCGCCGATGAACACGACCGAGGCGAGCATTGCTGCCGCTGCGAGGATATTGCGATATTTCATTGTGTTGCTCCGATTGGTTTAGGTGCCCTGACACCGTAGCGGTCAGGCAGTGTTTGTGTCTTCATTTCAGTCTTCCCGCTCCGAATACACCGGCCAGGATGGCACCGGAGAAGGTGATCGGCCAGGCGAGGAAGAACAAGACGACGCCGATCCTCGCGAGCCTGGTTCTCGGCCGGTTCGATGTTTGGTCGAGCATCGCCGTCGCTATGACGATGGCCCCGACGGTCCAGATCCAAATCAGCACGTAGATCACGCGTCGACACCGTTCTCGATCAGCATCATGGCGAGCACGACGGCGATCGAGTCGCCCGGTCCCCAGGCCAGGATCGGCGACTCGTCGAGGAGTTCGCCCATCGCTTCGACGTACGCGAACACCATGTCGCGGAGTTCGTCCGGCCATGTCGTCTCGCCTGCTGCGATGCCGTTAACGGCTTCGTTCGTGACGCCTTCCCAGATAGCCATCTCGCCGGGATCATCCGACGCCTTGACCATGCAATCGACCCAGCCCCGCAGCTCGTCGATCTCGTGGTGATTCATTGCAAAAATCCTTCTTGTCGTCCGAGGTCGATGCCGATGCCGTGCCACGGGTCGTCGCTGCCCTCGGATAGTAGACCCAGCACCCTGGCGAGCCTGCCGTTCGAGTGAATGTTTTGGTGGCATCCGCCAGCGCCGAGGCCGGTGCCGCCGTTGTAAACCCAGATCATGTTCGCCGGGTCGTAGGTGCCGCCTTGCCTGCCGGGGTTTACCCGGTGTGCGACGAACGCTTCGTCGAGGTCGCTGCCAGGGCAGTCGTCGACGTGGAGGCCGTCGGCCTGGCAACGGCCACGCGCATTTCGCCGCGTGGCCGTTCGTGCCTCGGCGGTCCCTGTCGACCGTTGCCTCGGCGGCTTCGATGTCTTGAACCTTGGGGTGATCACGCTGCCGTGTTTCGTTTCAGCTTGCCGTTCGAGTTTGGCTTGCGTCGTTCACGGTGCGAGGTTCCACCCCAGATGCCCTGAATCCACGTCTCTCGTCTTGCGTGAGCTTCGCAGGGTTCGGCTACCGGGCAGCGTTGGCAGGCGATTAGAGCCTCCCTCGCCCTGACGCCCTTTGCAGGGAAGAACAACGCCGTCGACATGCCCTTGCAGGCTGCTCGATCTTGCCATTCCAGATTCATGTGAGTTCCTCGAAGTCTCGAAGTCGAAGCTCTGCGTCCTGGGCGAACTCGACGATGGCGTCGAGCTGCTTCGCCTGGATCGTTACCGGTCCCGCCGGATGGGCTTCAACGAGAAGGACCATAGCGTTCATGATCTCGGCCCGAGGATATTTCGATCCTGGCCCGTTCGGGTATTTCATGCTTCGGTGTCGATGTATCGGCAGGCCGGGAAGGTCTTCGTTGAGCCTGGTTTCCACCATGACATGCGCTCCCGTGTGGCCTGATCGGTCCAGAGGTTCCAGCAGATAATCGCGTCGGCGAGCTTCAGGTTCTTGAGTGGCATCGTTCCCTTGTCTGCGGTCTGGCGGAACATGCGATCCCGAAGCCACCAAGCACCGGAGTGATACAACGTGTCGCCGGTGGCGACCTCGTGCCAGAACTCCGAGGCGTCGAACTCTTGCACGTCCCGGAGTGTGAGGAAGGAGAGCACGCCGTGCACCCGGCCGTTCGGACGAAGTCCTGCTGCGCCCATCTCTCGAACGAGGCGGCAGGCTTCGATCACCTGGGGGTTCTCGTCGACCCATTCGATCAGCTCGTGCCGTGTCGGGTCTGGTCGCCCGTGGATCATCGTCGAGACCTGAGCGCCTCGGTCGTATGCGAAGCCGCCTCGGGCGATCGCTCCGGTCATTGCATAGTCGTGCACGCCGTGACTCTTGAGGAAGTCCGAGACTGACCGGGTTTTGCCCTGGTCCATCTCGGCGAACATGCGTTCGGCTTCTTCGGGTTCAACGATCATGATCGTGAACGGTTGCGGAGCGCCCGACGCGACGGTCGCCGACATCCGGTGCTGACCGTTCACTAGCGCACAGTTCGTGTCGACGACGATCTGATCGTTCGAGTGATGCCACCGGCCCGCCCTCATATCGACGGCGAGTTTCTTCGCGTGATTCGGGCTGAAGCTGCGCTGATAGGTCGGGACACCTGCCAGGAGCTGAGCCGCCTGATCGGGGGTGATCATCTGCCTGCCTTCGATGAGCTTGACACCGTCGCGGGTGTGCCTCGTCTGCTGGCCCTGGGTAGATGCAAATTTCATTTCTTGTCCTTAATGGTTGGGGTTACTGCGGCGAGGATCGCCGAGATCTGGTGGTCGGTGAGCCGACCGGGTTCGGCCGGTGGCCGGAGGGTGTCGAGCCAGTCTGCGAGCTTGAATGCTGCGAGGCTCGATGCGCCGAGCGCTGCGAGCGTGATGTACGTGCCGATCATGCTGCGTCGAGTCGCTTCAGGGTGGCCCGTGCTGAGAGCACGAGTGCTCGGTAGTCCTGCCAGAACTCCGACGCCGAGTCCAGCCCGTAGTGCCTGGCGTCGGAGCGGAGGTCGGCGAAGGCTTCACGGTCGAGAGAGACTCGGTAGGTCTTCGAGAGTGTCTTGATGATCCTGCCGGTCGAGCCGCAGCCTCGGTCGGTGTGGTCGTCGTAGAAAGCGTGCGGCAAGTCGATGGTGATCCGGCCGGTCGAACCGGTGCCGTCGCAATATCGGCAGTCGCTGCGGTCGAGGTGCCCGTCGGGAGCGCAGGCCGAGCATTCGGAGATCATGCCTTGCCGATCTCGATCACGCGATGCTTGTTCCCGGTGAACCGTTCGGCACAAGCTTTCATTGCTTTCTCGGCGGCTTCACGAGTCGGGAACGAACTAGATTCGAACTCGTCGACCCAACCATTGAGATGTTGGGCGAAGTACTGAACTTGAAACTTCATGATGTTGTCTTTCTTGGTTGGGTTGGTCATTATGGGAGCGCCTCGAAGCTCGTAGCGCCTGCCGCCTTCGCTGCTGCCTTCGCTGCTGCCTTCGCCTCGGTGAATGATCCGTTGAATTCGAACCATGATCGGGGGTCGTCGTTGCCGTTGAAGCTGAACAGCCAGAGGCCGTTGCCCTTCGGCTTGCGGAGGTGAGAGTTCTCGAATTGGCGACTGCTGAATCGGGGTGCGGTGCGGGTGCTCATGGTGTGTCCTTCGTTGGTTGAGGTGTCGTGCGCCGCCAGGAATCGAACCCGGATGAACCGTTCGGCGCTGGTGATCAGAACAGTTCAGACATTAGCGACTCGATCAGAGCCTCTTCTCGTTCTTCGGCCATCTGGCTCGGTGAGCCGTACGTGAAGTAGTGGTGACCGTTCTCGCACTCCCAACCGTCGGCGACGTCTGTGACTGCTGCTCCGCAGGTGACAGATTTCCAGCAGTCGGCTTCGGACGTTGGTTCTGGGTGGCCTGAAGGAACTTCGAGCTGCCAAGTACACGAGGTCGAGTGACCAGCTTCGGTGAGCAGACCTGCTTCACGTTGTTCCCGGACGAGGCGACGGCGAAGTCGTTTCTCGGCTTGGTTCGCGGTGCGGAGCGCTGCTTCTGCTTGACGTTGCGCACGTTGTGCTTCGACGAGTTCGGCGGTGAGTGCTTCGATGTTTGCTGTGGTTGTTGTTTCCATGTAGTCACCTTAGCGCGTTACCAACGGCTTGACGCGTTACTTCTCGAAATTTCTTCACAATCGCCCAACGATCACCCGGCCGAAGCCGACGCACTCATCGCAAACCCTGTCCCGCTGACCGCCTGTGCCGTCGCAGGTCGGGCACGCCCTGAAGATGAGCCGAGGTCGTTTCGCCGGTGGTTCGTACTTCGACGGAGGACCGCAGAACGTCATCGCAGCACCAGCAACTGCGAAGCGTTCGAGCGGGCGTGGACCTGCCGTCGACCCGAAGGCTGCGGTCGGGCGTTGCCCTGGATCAGGTGAAACATGTCGGCGACCCGAAGGCCGAGGATCGTGGCGACCTCGTGGACGTGCACGCTCTGCCAGACCTTGCGGCCCGAGCAGACTTGGTCCTGGCACTTCACGAGGATCGAGCCGCCAGGCTTCACGCACCCGGCAGCGAACTGAATGCCCGAGCTGATGAGAGCGAGCACCTCGTTCGGCGAGGTGTACTCGGTGAGACCGAAGCGGTCATCGAAGCTCGTGTCGACGAGCGCCGTGCGCCCATCTCGCCGACCCGACATCCGATACGGAGGATCGAAGACGACCGAATCGAACGCGTCGACCCAGTGCTCCGGGACCGTGCTCGTCACGTCGAAGCTCCAGTCGGCCTTAGCCTCGTCGAGGTCGTTGGTCTCCAGATCCCGAGGCCGGTGGTCGGTCCAGAACTTGCCTTCGCCGAAGGTGAGGTCGAGCACCCGGCCGTCGAGGTATCCGAGCTTGGCGACGTCTGCGATTAGCTCGGCGTTCGTGCGCCATGCGCCGTAACTGAGAACTGTCATGGTGTGTCCTTGCTTGTTGGTTGGGTTCGGTCGTTCAGGCTGCTGCTGCCTCCCTGGCGGAGCACGACGATCGTCGCCAGCCTGGTTGCCATCGATGGCTCGATGCGCCGCACGGTCGGCCACAGCGCCTGCCAGACGGTGTCGTTCCGCACTGCGTCGGCGAGCCGGTCGCCACTCCAGTCTGGGCGAAGCTGTTCGAGCTTCGACGCCAGACCGAAGGCGAGCCGGTGTCGCGCCTTCTCGTGGGCAGGGTGGATCTCGGTCATCGGATCTCCTCACCCTGGCCGACGTGTTCGATCAGCTCGAAGATGCCGTCGCCGTTGTTCTCGTCGAGGATGAACTGCATCAGCGCGGGTCCCTCGGCGAAGCTCACGGATACCCAGGGACCGAACTCGTCGCGGCCTGCGTAGGTCTCGAAGCCTTCGTCCTGGGCGAACCTGCGTCCTTGCAGGGTGAGCACTCGATCCCAAATGTCGCACTCGGCGAGAATCTCGGCGAGTGCTTCGACCGCCTTCGCTCGTGCGATCGACCGGTTCCACTTGTGTTCTGCTGGCATGAATCCAGTGGTGATCATTGTCTTGTCCTTCGTTGGTTGGGGTGGTTGAAATTAGATTGCGAGGCCGAGTTCATCGGCCAATTCTTTGATCCGGCGAATCACGATGGCGATAAACTCGTCTGATTCGTATTCAATGTCGCCGTACCCGCCTTCCATGATGTCCAAGTAAGCGTCTTCCTCCTGGCAGGAGAGTCGCCCCCAAGCTTCGACGTTGCATTCATTGGCCTCATATTCCAAGTAGGCGTCTTCTGAGAGTCGCTTCCAAGCTTCGGTGTTGGTTTGTGTGCTGGCGCTATATCCGGCATCTACGGTTGCTACTAGGGCTTCGAGTTGGTCTTTCGGGGTTTCGCTCATGAAGACACCATAGCGCGTTACTAACGGGTTGGCGCGTTACTTCGTGAAATATCTGAGAATTGTTCAAGCGCTTCGCCATTCGTCGAGATCACTGCGGCCCGTCATCTCGCCGGAAGTCCACCGGTCGTGCTGCTCGACGCGACACATCGGGCACGGATGGACCGCACCGTTCTGGCCTTCGACTTCGAGCCAGCCGGTGTCCCGGCATCGAGCGCAGCGCTTGTCGCCAGCCGGGGTCGCCGAGTTCCACTTCCTCGACTCGGCCGAGAGCAGTTCACGGTAGACCTTCATGAACTCGGACCAGTGAGGCCAGAACGGGGTCGAGTCGCCGAGCTGGTCGAGCGCCCGGTCGGCCCGTTCTGCTTCTCGCATCTTGCCGAGGTTGCGAACCCAGATCGACATCGAAGCTTCGTCGACATCTGCGTTCGGCCAGATCATCGCCATCTTGGCGAGGTGCCGTGCGACCTGCTCGTCGTTCATCGGTTCAGTTCATTCACGCTCGGCTGGTCGAGTTCGGAGGATCGTCGTCGGGCGTCGGCTTGGACCTTGGCGATCATCGCCAGATTGTTCTCGATGTTGGTCTGCTTCTTGCCCTTCGGCTTCGGAGCCTGGATCGCCTCGACCTCGGCGAGGGTCATGCCGTCGAAGTTGTCGAAGTCGCGGTGAGCGAGGTACCGCTCGGCATGTTTCGGGAACTCGTTATCGCAGTGGTACATGGCGACGTGTTGGTGAGCGGCTCGCCGGTCTGCCGCCGAGAGCTTCGACCACTGCTTCGCTGCGTTCCACTTCGAGCCGACGTGCCTCGGCCGAGCAGAGCCGATCCGGTAGTCACGCCAGAACGCATCGAAGGCTTCGGTGTACTTCGTCGCAACACTCGGAGACGCCAGGACCAGATCCGTCGGCGTTTCGTCAGAAACGTCAAAGGGGTTTGACCTTTCGTCTTCTTCACCTTGGTCTTCTTTAGGGATAGTCTTCTTATGCGGTGCTGTTTCGCGCTCTCGCGTTTCGCGCTCTCGCGTTTCGCGTCCTCGCGAAACGGCATCACGGTCGAACACCCGTTCGCATTGAGGTGTGTCGTGCACGATGTACGTCGTCGCAGCGAAGTCGCCGCCCTCGCTTCGAGTCTGACTTCGCTCGACGAAGCCATGCTCGATGAGCAGCTTCATCGATGAGTTCACCGTTCGAGTGCCGACGCCGAGCGCCTTAGCGATCCTAGCTTCACTGGTCTGCCAGCCCTCGTCGTGGCTGAGCAGATACACGAGCACCTGGCCAGGTCCGAGCTTGCCGAAGTCGTAGCGTGCCGTATCGTTGGGAACCCGTGTGAATGGGTCGGCCGACCGGGTGCCGATAGTTATCTTCGTCATGTTGGTGCCGCCTCCTGGCGACCGTTTGTTGTTCGCTGATGTCCGTGGTTGGGTGCGGAGTGTTACCCTAGCGGATGCCGCCGGGGTGCTTCATGTTCGCCTCGGTCGCCTGGTCCTTTGGTTGGGTCCAAGTGAAGCCACCGCCCGTATCAGGTCGGTGGCTTCACTATTTCCCACCAGAGGCTCTCAGATCGTTTCTAAGGCTTCGAAGCCGCCGAGCAGGGTAATTCCCGGACTCGGCAGCAACGAAGCTCTAGAAGCTACCTGTCGGCTCTAGAACGGCTCACCGGCCAGAACCTCGGTCAGAGGTTTCGGATTTGAGCCGCCATCATTCCCGGTGCGCTCGTTCCGGCTGACCTCGACCGAAGCCCACCGAAGCGAAGGGCTGACTTCGTCGGCGATGATCTCCACCTTCGACCGCTTCTCGCCCTCCTTCGATTCCCAGGTGCGATAGCTGAGTCGGCCGGTGACGACCACCCGATCGCCTCGACCCAGACTTGACGAAACGTTCTCGCCGAGCGTGTCCCAGCAGGTCACGTCGAAGTAGTTCGCCTCTTCGGTCTCGACGCCGTTCCGGTCCTTCGACTTCTTGTTCCATGCGACGCCGATCTCTGCGACCGCCGAGCCGTTCGGCAGGAACTTCAGCTCTGGATCTCGCGTGAGGTTGCCGACGATTGTGATTGTGTTTCCGAACATGTTTCTAGTTTCCTGTCTTTTGTGATTGTTTGATTGTGTGCCACACGGCGACGGGTCGCCCGTGTGCTTCCCGTCGAGTCGTCTTGATATATCGGCCGGTAGGGCGGCACAAACCGGCTGCTTTGGCAGTCCGCATGACACCGCCCATCGCCCTAGGTTCGTGAGTCGTTATATCTTCGTGTTGGATCTCCATGCACTCCCAAAGTACGTCGGTAGTGAATTCGATATCGACCGTGGCAAGGTCTTCGATCAGGGCCATGACGGTCTTCGTCCATACAGGGTTGGCGTTGACCCGGACTCTTTCGATCGCTTCATCAGTCACTTCATCGTTTGTGGTCATCCCAGCTCCTCGATGATCTGCTCGATCAGCATCGTCGCCACGCCGAGATTGCGAACCAGAATGGCTCGCGGGTCGCCCACTTGAGCCATCCACTTCGTCTTCGCTTCGGCCCGCTCGTCGTCGTCTTCGATGCCGAGGAACATGTCACGGAGTTGGGCGACCTGCCCTGCCGAGATGACCGGCTCGGCATCCGGGATCGCCGTCGCTTCGTTGTCCATAGTCGGATCCATCGTCGGGATACACAAGAGCTGCGCGACCGCCGACTTGTATCCGTAGCTCATGGCCTTGCCCGGTCCCTTGTCGCCGTTATCAGCGCCGATGGCGAAAGTCCGCACCGGTCGAGGCAGAGTCGAGCCGTCAGGCCCCACGACGTCGTACTCGATGTGCATGCGAGTCTCGGTCCAGCCGTTACGGCCAGCCATCGGCACGATCTCGCACGACATGACGTGCGGGACGAGGATCAGGCCGTGCTCGTGCATCGCCGGAGCGATCCCGTTGATCAGCCCGTCGATGCCCCTGTACCGGTAGCTCGGTCCTCCGCCCGACGTCTTGTCGTCCTTGCCGACCGCCCGGATGTCGCGCATCACAGCGGCGACCGCCTCCGCCGCTGACTTCAGTTTCGTTTCTTCATTGCTCATGTGGTTCTCCTTGGCTGGTAGTGCAGGCCGGTCGATTTGACGGCCATCGCTGCTTCATATTCGTCGGGTCGTTCCGCCTTGAACGCCTTCGAGTCGAAGGTCGGCGTGGCGTAACGTTCCCGAAGATCGGGGTCGACGAGATCGGGATCGAACCGCCGGGTCTGTTTCCATGAGACGACCTTGCGGCCATCGACCAGACCAGCGTCTGCGCCCTGGAGCGCCTTAGCGATGATCGCATCGTACTCGGCGATCTGAGACTCGGCGGACTTGATCACCCTCTTCATGTCGTCGCGGTCGTGCCACGCCTTCTCGGCTTCGCCGGTGAGGGTGATCTCGACGCCAGGTGCCTCGACTCGTGTCGCAGCGAACTCGGCGAACGCCTTCGGGTGCGCCGGGT